CTTCTACGTGAAGTTCAACCCGGAAGGGTTGCTGCGCATGGATAGCGCGGCGCGTGCGGCCTTCTACAGCTCCATGACCCAGAACGGTATCTACACCCGGGACGAGTGCCGGCTGAAAGAGAACATGCCCCCGGAGGGAGGCAACGCGGCGAAGCTCACCGTGCAATCCAACATGCTGCCGATCGACAAGCTGGGCGAAGACCCCGGTGGCGCAAACCAGGCCAAGGCGGCGCTGCTCGACTGGCTCAGCGACCAGCCAAGAGGTAACACCCCATGAGACACAAGGATCGACTGGCGGCGGTCAAATACCGCTCTTTCGACTATGACGTGAAGGCTGTCGGCGACGATGGCCTTTTTTCTGGCTACGGTTCCGTGTTCGGCGTGGTCGACAGCTACAACGAGGTCGTCGCACCAGGTGCATTCCTGGAGTCGATTGCCGAGGCCAAGGCCAAGGGCCGCACCTTCCCCGTGCTCTGGCAGCACCGAACCGGCGAGCCCATCGGCAGCTGGAACATTGAAAGCCTGAAGGAGGACGACCGAGGCCTGTTCGGCGAAGGCGGGCTCTGGCTGGCTGACGCACCATACGCCCGCATCGCCCACCGGGGCATGCAAACCCGGTCCATCACCGGCCTGTCCATCGGCTACTACGTCCGCGAGTCGAGCTTCGACGAGAAAACCCGAATTCGCACGCTGACCAAGCTCGACCTTATCGAGATCTCCATTGTCACCGTGCCAGCCAACGACGAAGCGCGTACCGACACCATCAAGTCGAAGCTGGCCCATGGCGGCCTGCCTTCGATGCCCGAATTTGAGTTGCTCCTGCGCGAGGCAGGCTTCTCGAAAACCCAGTCGGCGGTGATTGCCAACCGCGGGCTGCAGCACCTGCTCCGGAGCGAGTCCGCGGGCGACCTGGCAGAACTTGAAATCGTCGAGGCGCTGAAGTCGCGCCCGGCACTGTCTCTCCCATCGTTTTGAGGATTCACCATGCATAACGCCATGAGCAACCAGGCTCGCGCCGAGCACCGCCAGTTCCAGCGCAAGGAGCACGCCGACGACAAGATCCAGCTGAAAGCGGTCAATGACCTGCTCGACCAGCGTGACGAGGAGATCAAGGCATTCGCCAAGAAGGCGGCTGACGAGATCAAGGAGCACGGCACCATCCTGGCCGAAACCAAGACCATCCTTGATGGCCTTGTGAAGGATGGCCTGGGTCTGCAAGATCGCCTGCAAGAGATCGAGCAGAAGATGGCCCGTCGCTTCTCCGCCAATGATCCAGTTGACTTCAAGTCGGCTGGCGAAGAACTGACCGAGTGTGACGACTTCAAGTCGCTGCAAACTCGCGGTCGCGGCATCGTTCGAGTAGGCCGGAAGGCCGTCACCAACATTACCAGCTCTACCACCGGCACCGGTGGCGTCGGCGTAGCCATCCAGCCGACCCGCGTTCCCGGCATCGTGGTTGGGCCGGAGCGCGAGTTCACCATTCGCGACCTGATCATGCCAGGCCGTACTGGCTCGAACGCAGTCGAGTTCGTGCAGGAGACCGGCTTCCAGAACATGGCAGCCCCGCAGGCGGGTGAGGGTGCGGCGAAGGCTCAGTCCGACCTGTCCTTTGGTCTGAAGACTACCAACGTCATCACCATCGCCCACTGGTTCCGGGCTTCCAAGCAGGTCCTCTCGGACATTCCGCTCCTGCAGAGCTACATCAACGGTCGCGCGATCTACGGCTTGAAGTACAAGGAAGAAGAGCAACTGCTCGCTGGCGACGGCACCGGCCAGAACCTGCTGGGCCTGATTCCTCAGGCCACCGCCTTCAACAACGCCCTGCGCAAAGCCGGCGACACCAAGATCGATACTCTGCGCCGCGCGATCCTGCAGGTCCGCATCGCCGAGTACCGCGCCTCGGCCATTGCCCTGAACCCGGTCGACTGGGCGGACATCGAGCTGACCAAGGACGCCAACGGCTCCTACATCTGGGTGAATGTCCAGGAAGGCGGCGTACAGCGCCTGTGGAAGCTGCCGGTGGTGGACAGCAACGCGGTGCCAGAAGGCGAGTTCCTGGTAGGCGCGATGAACATCGCGGCCCAGGTGTTCGACCGCGAGGAAGCGGCTGTCGAGGTCTCCACCGAAGACGGTGACAACTTCCGCACCAACATGGTGACCATCCGCGCCGAGGAGCGCCTGGCGCTGGCGGTCTACCGCCCAGAGTCGTTCGTTCACGGCGAGTTCGAGGCCACCCCGTAACCAGCCCAGGAGCGCGCCCGGGAAACCGGGCGTTACTGCATATGCCAGACGTGAAAGTCAAAACCATCAAGGGCTTCAACAATGGTGGCCAGTACGCCAAGCGCAACACGGAAATCACCGTCGATGAGCTGCGCGCCCGTGACTTGCTGCGCAACGGCCTGATTGAGGAGTACGACGTGAAGAAAGCCCAGGAGCCGGAGAACAAGAAAGCGCCGGAGCCAGCCAACAAAGGCGGCAAGGGCACGGCAACCAAGCCGAAGGAGTGATCTATGTCCGTTATCGCTATCGACTTGGCCATGCATCACCTGCTGGCCGAGCCTGAAGACCAAGCGCTGGTCCAGGCGCAGCTCGATGCGGCGGAAGAAGCGGCGATCCAGTTCCTCAACCGCCGCTTCTACCTGGACCAAGTGGCGCTAGACGAAGCCCGCGCCGGCGTCTCTGCTGCCTTGCAGCTAGCCAAGGAGGCGAATACCGCGGCGATTGCTGCTGCTGAGGCAGAGCAGGACCAAACTCTGCGCTGCCGCCTGCTCGACCATGCACGGCAGGCTCTGGCCGATGCCTATGACAAGGCTGACGCCGTCGCCTATGGCATGGTGCTTAATCCTGCGATCCAAGCGGCATGCCTGCTCAAGCTGGGCCACTTGTTCGCCAACCGTGAGGAGGTTGTTACCGGGTCGACGGCTGTCGAGCTTCCGCTGGCGTCCCAGCACCTGCTGATGCCTTTCCGCATCCGGATGGGTGTGTGATGCAGGCCGGCAGGCTGCGGCACCGCATCGACATCCAGGAGTTGAGGCCGGTGCGTGACCCGGTGACACTGGAGTTCGGTGAGCCTGAATGGGTCACTCGCTGGGAGAAATGCCCAGCCAGTGTCGAAGACCTGTCGGCCAGGGACTTCATCGCGGCTCAGGCCGGCCAGGCCCAGGCCACCGGCCGGATGGTTATCCGGTACCGAACTGGCGTACTTCCAACCATGCGCATCCTTTACCGGGGTGAGGTGTACAGCATCGTCGGCCCTCCACTGGCTGATGCCAAGTCCGGCCTGGATTACCTGACGATATTGGTCGAGAAGGGGGTGAAGGATGGCTGACGGCGTCGAGTTCAGCATTCTCGGCCTGGACAGCCTGCTGGGTAAGCTGGGCGAGGTCAGCATGGACGTTCGCCGCAAAGGTGGCCGGGCCGCACTGCGCAAGGCCGCCCAGGTGGTGGTGCAAAAGGCAAAGGCAGGTGCTGAGCGAATTGACGACAAGGCCACTGGCCGCTCGATCTCGGACAGCATCGCGTTGCGCTGGAACGGGCGATTGTTCAAGCGCACCGGCGATCTGGGCTTTCGCATCGGCGTGCTGCACGGCGCCGTGCTCAAGGATGGCGGCGACCTCAGCACCAACGCTCCGACGCCTCACTGGCGCCTAATCGAGTTCGGCACCGAGAAGATGCCGGCCGCGCCGTTTATGCGCCCAGCCCTGGCCGACAGCATCAGCGAGGTGACCAATACCTTCGTCACCGAGTACGAGAAGGCAATCGACCGCGCCATCCGGCGAGCAGCGAAAAAGGCAGCACGCTCATGACACCACCAATTGTGCAGGCCTGCCTGCAGAGCCCTGCCGTGACAGCGCTGCTTGGCGTCGGCACCGGCATGCGTCTCTACTCGTTTGGGGAGGCAGAGCAGGGCGTGGCCAAGCCATATGCGGTCTGGCAGGTCGTCAGCGGCAGTCCCGAGAACTACCTGACGGGCCGTCCTGATGTCGACAACGTGACCTTGCAGGTCGACGTGTACGCCACCACGGGCGACTCAGCTCGGCAGGTCCGTGACGCCATCCGTGACGCGATCGAGTTGGACGCCTACGTCACCCGCTGGGGCGCTGAAGGTCGCGACCCCGAGACCAAGAATTATCGAGCCAGCTTCGACGTGGACTGGATGGTCCACCGGTAGAGCTGCAACAAACCCCAATAGCCCGCCCAGTGCGGGTTTTCTTTTGCCCGCAATTGGAGAAGCCCATGGCGATTCTCGCTCAGGGTACCCAGGTCTATGCCCTGGTGCCCACAGCTGCAAACCGTACCGTATTCGAAGTCATGGAGGTTGAATGCGCCACCGCCTTCAGTCCAGGCGGGAACCCCGCTGACCAGGTTGAAGTGACCTGTCTCAGCGACACCGTGCGCAAGTACCTGCGTGGCCTTCGCACCCCGGGCCAGGCTTCGCTGACCCTCAACGTCGACCCACGCAACGCCTCGCACGTGCGCCTTCATCAGATCTCGGAAGACGACACCATCGAGAGCATTCGTTGGGTGGTCGGTTGGTCTGACGGCAAGGGCATTAAACCCACAGTCGGCGTCGCCGGCGCGCTGGCGGCCATTGAACTGACCAATGGCGGTACCGGCTACACCTCGGCTCCGACCGTTGCGTTCTCTGGTGGTGGCGGCACTGGTGCTGCTGCAACTGCGATCATCGCGGACGGCAAGGTGGTTGGGTTCGATATCACCAATGCCGGCTCCGGCTATACCAGCAAGCCTACTGTCACCCTCACTGGTGGGGCTGGCACTGGCGCTGCTGCTACTGCGGTCCTGGGTGACGCCGATGACTTCGTGCTCCCGCCCACCCGTACCTGGTTCCTGTTCGACGGCTATGTCGCTGACTTCCCCTTCGACCACGCCGCCAACGCAGCGGTAACCACTGCCGCCACCATCCAGCGCTCCGGCGGCTCCGCCTGGATCCCCAAGACCACCAACGCCTGAGGTAACCCATGAAGTTGACACTCGACGCGCTCAAGGGCGCTGGCTCGTTCACTGGCCGCCCGGTGGAAAAGAAAATCAAATGGCGCCAGAACGGCACCGATTTCAACGCTACCGTCTACGTCCGCCCGCTGGGCTACCAGACAGCGGTAAGCGACGTGATTTCGGCAGCCAGTAAGCAAGACAGCATCGCTGCTCGCATCGCCGCGTCCATCTGCGACGAGCACGGCAACCCGGTGTTCAGCAGCCCGCTGGACATTACCCACGGCCCGCTTGACCCGGTTGAACTGGAGAAGGACCCGGAGAGCACCAAGCGCCTGGGATCTCTTGATGGCGACCTGTCCGTCGCGCTGCTGGTAGCTATTCGGGAGGTCAACGACCTGGGAAAGACGAAGAGCTCACCGAGCTCGACGAGCTCTGGCACGAGCTCGTCCTCTCCGGCATCGGCGGCTCGACGATCGCGCAGGCCAAAGAAAACCTGAGCCTGCGTGAGTTCAGGTCTTGGGAGAAGTACAGGCAGCTCCGTGGCTCGCTGCATGTCGGGATGCGCGTGGAGCGCGCCACGGGCCTGCTGGCCATGATCCTGGCAAACCAGGCGCGCGATCCAAAGAAGCGGCCAGTGCCGTACACCATTGCAGACTTCACCCCGCACGATCAGGACGACAAGCCGATCTCCCTGGAGGACGCCAAGGCTACATGGGCATAAGTTTTTCCGTTGTCTAGCGCTGAGATGGTAGATTGGCAGGTTTCGACCAAAGGGATTGGCCATGGAATTAATCACAGGCACCTCTTATCTGATCTTGGCTGTATCGTTTGTTTTGTACTTTCTCCCCATGATGATTGCCTTCAAGCGCCATCATGAGAATTACACCGCGATTTTTATGTTGAATCTGCTTTTAGGCTGGACTGGTGTTGTGTGGATTGTTTGTCTGATATGGGCATTCATCAGCAAGCCAGTTCCAGTTGGTCAGATTGAGAGAGTCGGCAGTTCGTCTAGGTATGAAGAGCTTGAGAAAATTTCGGCCCTCCGAAGCAGCGGAGCTTTAACTGCCGAGGAGTTCGATCGGGAGAAGTCTCGAATACTAAAGTGAAATAAAAACCCGCCAAGTGCGGGTTTTTTAATGTCCGGAGAAAACAATGGCGTCAAGATCTCTCGGCACTCTGACCCTTGATGTCATAGCCCAGGTAGGCGGTTTCGTTGCCGGCATGGATAAGGCCGAGCGCAGCTCAGAAAAGTGGCGAAAGCAGGTCGAAAAGAATGCCAAGGCAGTAGGTACAGCTGTCGGTGCGGGCCTGGCGACTGGCATCACTGCGATTACCGCAATGACAGTTTCCGCCATCAATTCTGCCTCGGAAATAACCAATCTAGCGTCGGTTGCAAACGTCAGCACTACAGACTTTCAGAAGCTAGCAGTTGGGGCCAAGACAGTAGGCGTAGAGCAAGACAAGCTTGCTGACATCCTCAAGGATGTGAACGACAAGGTAGGTGATTTCCTAAACACCGGCGGCGGCGGGATGGCTGACTTCTTCGAGCAGGTCGCGCCTAAGGTCGGTGTCACGGCGGATCAGTTCCGTAACCTAAGTGGAAGCCAGGCCCTAGGGCTCTACGTGTCCACGCTCGAGAAAGCTAAGGTCAGCCAGTCGGATATGACCTTCTATCTTGAAGCTATCGCAAGTGACGCGACAGCGCTGTTACCGCTTCTGAGGAACAACTCCGAAGGATTCAAGCGGTTCGGTGATGCAGCAGCCGCAGCTGGTTCAATCATGGATGAGAAGACCATTCGTGCGGCCCAGGAGCTGAAGGCTGCTAATTGGCTGGTCGAACAGTCTATCAGCGGGCTTGGTAATCAAATCACAAGCGCTATGCTTCCGACGCTTGCAAATTTTGCAACTCGGCTGAGTGATACCACCATAAATGGAGTGCTTGCCAAGCGAGTTTCTGATGATCTTGCTGCAAGTTTCAGGGCGCTTGGAAAGTTTGCCGTGGGTACCGTTGCTGGCATCCACTTGCTGGGTGTCGGCCTGAAGACACTGTCTGATGTCGACAACGCAATGGTCGGCGGCGATGACGCCAAGTGGTACGACCGATACCTACCACCTGTCAGGATCTACAACGCCTTCAAAAACGTCGATGCCATTGGCAAGACGATCAGTGGCGCCAAAGCCCAGATGGACGGCCTGGCCACTGGTTACGGGAGTCTCATAGCCTCTTTCGACGAGAAACCAGGGCAGGGAAGCACTAATCAGATCAAAGAACTGGCCGATCTGCTCGCAAGGCTGCGGGAGGGTCAGGCCGGCAGTTTTACTGCGCTGACCACAGACCAGCAAGCCGCTGCCAAAGCCGCTGAAGCCGCTGCGAAGAAGCTCCTGGGCCAGTTCGACACGGCCGAGGAAGGCTACAAGCGACAGATCGCCCTGATCAACACCGAGACGGACAAGCGCAAGGAGGCCACCGAGGTCGCCAAGCTCCAGTTCGAACTGGAGTCGGGGAACCTCGCGGGCCTGAGCGCCAAGCAGCAAGAGCGCCTGAAGGGCCTGGCCGCTGAATTGGACCAGCTTAAGAAGTTGAAGCAGGCCAAGGAAGACGACAAGGAAGTCGCCGGATTTGACGCCAGCGTGAAGCGGCAGCTGGATATTGACCAGCGTGCCCTTGATGCGCCGCTTTTGAATGCCTACAGCACCGATGAGATGAAGCAGCGTGTGCTGGACCTGCTGGCCATCGAGCAGGATTACCAGGACCAGCTCGAAGACTTACGGCAACGTCATGAGGCTGGCGACGTATCCGACTCAGTGTATGAGCGTGAAACCGAAATCCTCAGCGATGCGCTGGAGAAGCGCCGGGCCATGCAGGAGAAGTATTACCAGGATGTCGACGCGATGCAGCAGAACGGCACCGCTGGCTTCATCAGCGGCTTCGCAACCCAGGCAGAAGCTGCCATGGATCTGTACAGCAACATGCAGAGCGTTGGTTCGGCGGCCTTCAGCTCGTTGACCGACATGCTGACCGAATGGGCTGAGACCGGGAAGCTCAACGCCAAGGACTTCGCTGCAACCTTCATCCAATCCATCGGGCACTCGCTGCTGGCGTATGCGGCGGCACAGGTGGCCATGGCCGGCCTGAACGCATTCACCGCGATGATCGGGGTTCCCTTCGTGGGGCCGGCAATTGCACCTGGCGCTGCCATTGCAGCCGCAGCCGCAGCAGGCGTGCTGATGACTGGGGTTGGCTCGGCCCTTTCTGGCCAGGCTCACGGTGGTATGGAAAACATCCCGCGAGAGGGTACCTGGCTGCTGGATGGCGGCGAGCGAGTCCTCAGCCCTGCGCAGAACCGGGACCTCACCGGCTACCTGCAGCGGGCCAACAGCGTTGATGCCACGTCCAAGCCTGGTGGTGGCGCCATGAACGTAGAGGTCCATAACTACGCCCCGGCGCAGGTCGATGTGCAGCAGGATGGCGACCGCATGAAGGTGTTCATCCGTGAGGCGAAGAAGCAGATCGCGGGCGACCTGGCCCGGGGTAATGGCGACGTTTCCAAGGCGCTGTCGCAGGGATGGGGCGTTAAGAGGGCCGCGCGATGAGCATTCTCAAGAGGCTGTATGCCAGCTCTGGCCCGGAGATCATTCATGAAGTGCTCGAGATCACCGATGGGATCACCACCTACTGGATGACCAAAGGCTGGGACGAACTGACCATCACACTGGAGACAGGTCAGGTGGTGGTGTGCACGCCATGCGGCATGGACTTGGCCCTGCCGGCGCGCAACGACGACGGCACCCAGGATCTGACCTTCGCGCTAAGCAACATCGACGGCATCGCCTCTGGCTTCGTCCGCGCAGCGCTCCGGGATGGGCGTCGAATGTCGCTGGTCTACCGCGCCTACACCTCCGACGACCTCGGTGCACCGGCCCATGCCCCGCACCGCTTCAAGATCAAGGGCGGCTCCGTTACGGCTGCCCAGGTCTCGGTGACCGCCGGCTACTTCGACCTGCTCGATACCCGGTGGCCACGCAATACGTACAACCTCAACGAATTCCCAGGGCTGCGCTACCTATGAACATCGATAAATACACCCTCGGCGCCTACGTCGAGGGCGGCCGACTGTGGCCGCATGTCGACTGCTACGGGCTGGTGCTGGAGGTTCGGCGCGACCTGGGCTTGCCGGACTGGCCGGAGTGGGCAGAGATGCGCAAGGCGGATGGCGGCTTTGCGCGGGCCTGCGAAGAGATGATCCAGACCTCAGTGACCCGCTGCGCAGCTGAGCATGGTGCGGTCGCCGCAGCTTACCGAGGCCGGGTGCAGGACCACGTTGCCATTGTCTTGGAAGTGGCCGGCGCCCTCGAGGTGCTGGAGATCAACCCCAAGCGAAACGTCAGCCTGACGCCCTTGCGCCGCTTTGAGCGCCGCTTTTCCCGAGTGGAGTACTACCGATGATCAGGCTTTACCCCAGTGGCCTTGAGGGCGAGCCGCTTGAAACGCACGTCATCGAGGCCCCAGTCCTGCTGGTTGACTGGTTGAAGCAGCAGGCGCCTGATTTCTCGCTGGACCGCGAACACCCGATCTGCATCAAGATCGGTGGCGCGCTGCTGCCGGTCGAGGCCTGGGCCGAGTTTGTCGTGCGGCCGGATGCGGATGTACGGATTTACCCCGAGCCGCGGGCGAGCGCCCTGGTGGTGGCGGCCTGGGCTGCTGTGGCCGTGGCCGCTGTCGCCTTGGTGATGGTCCTGTCGATGAAGACGCCCGGGGTATCGCAGCCTGGCCAGGGCGACTCCATGGACCTCAACCCGGCGAAGGCCAACCGAGCCAAGGTCAACGAGCCGGTGCGGGAGATCCTTGGCCGGTACAAGGTATATCCGGATTATGT